CAAGAGCACCAGAAAGAAGAATATTTTATATTGATGTTGGTAATCTTCCAAAGGTAAAAGCAGAACAATATTTGCGTGATGTCATGTCTCGTTATAGAAATAAATTAGTTTATGATTCAGCATCAGGTGAAGTAAGAGATGATAAAAAATACATGTCTATGTTGGAAGACTTCTGGTTACCTAGAAGAGAAGGTGGTAGAGGAACTGAGATTACTACATTACCTGGTGGACAAAACTTAGGTGAGTTAGCAGACATAGAATACTTTCAATCTAAATTATACAGATCATTAGGAGTTCCTGAGTCAAGGATTGCGGGCTCTGGTGATGGATTTAATTTAGGTAGATCATCTGAGATACTAAGAGATGAACTTAAGTTCAGTAAGTTTGTTGGTAGATTGCGTAAGCGTTTTGGTAAGATCTTTTTAGATATACTAAGATCACAATTACTTCTTAAGAACATTGTGACACCCGAAGACTGGGAGATTATGTCAGAGCATATCCAGTTTGACTTTATATACGACAATCATTTTGCAGAATTAAAAGATAAGGAACTAATGGAAGGTCGTTTAGGTTTACTTGGTATGGTAGAACCTTATGTTGGTAGATATTATTCTACAGAATACATTAGAAGAAATGTATTGCGACAAAAAGACGCAGAAATTGTAGAGATAGATGAGCAAATTGAACAAGAAATTGCTAACGGTGTTATACCAGATCCAAATCAACAAATGTTAGAATTTGAACAGGGTGCTATGGGAGATCCAATGGCAGAAATGGGTGAAGAAGAAGCAGCACCTGTACCGCAACCGCAGAATATGCCCAAGGACAACGAGGGAGAGATATAAATAACATTATCAGTATATTAAATCATGATGGAAGAACTCGTAAATATGATAGCAACAGATGCGTCTGCTGCAGACATTAGCGATCAAATCAAAGATGTTCTTTATGCTAAATCAGCAGAGAGAATAGATGGTTTGCGACCATATGCTTCTAATGACCTTTTTGGTAATGCATTAGAGCAGGAAGCAGAAGTGGAAACAGAAGTGGAAACTGAAGTAGAAGCACAACCAGAAGAGGAAGAACCTGATGTCTAGAATATTACCTCTAGGACAAAAAGCAGCTCTGGCAGCAGGTAGTGGTAACGCTACAACTGTTGATAATGCTACTGTAGTAAGAGTATTATCTAATGCGGGTGCTGCAGTGGTTGTTAGAACTGACTCTAGTAATGTAATTATTGGATCATTTACTACAGTAAATGGTACAGCAGATCTGGTTGAGAAGAATGCATCAGATAAGATATATGTAACAGGTAATGCTGTTGAAGTATCTAAAGTAGGATTTACTAATTAAAGCAATGAAGTTAATCACAGAACAGATTGATGATGTAGAAGTTATCGTTGAAAATCGCAACGGTAAGAAATCTATGTTTATCGAAGGTATATTTTTACAAGGAGATATACAAAACCGCAATGGTCGCATGTATCCAATGGACACTCTACGCAGAGAAGTCACAAGATACAATGAATCGTTTGTGCAATCTGGTCGTGCGGTTGGTGAACTAGGTCACCCCGAAGGTCCTACAGTAAACCTCGATCGTGTCTCGCATAAAATAGTTTCACTTAGAGAAAGTGGATCTAATTATGTCGGTAAGGCAAAGATCTTATCTACACCTATGGGTAAGATAGCACAAAACCTAATAGACGAAGGTGTCAAACTAGGAGTCTCATCTCGTGGTCTTGGTACTCTCGCAGTCAACAACGAAGGAGTTAAAATTGTTTCTGACGACTTTACTCTTGCTACTGCTGCTGATATCGTTGCTGACCCTTCTGCACCTGATGCTTTCGTAGCAGGTATTATGGAAGGAAAAGACTGGGTTTGGGATGGCAGTGTTGTTAGAGAACAACTCGCTAAAAGAACCTATAAGCAAGTCAACACTCTCGTTGATACGCAACAACTTGAAGAAAACAAGTTGAAACTGTTTAATCAGTTCTTATCAAATCTTTAAGTTATTATAAATAATCACAGATTAACCTAATCTCATTCGGAGAACATCGGAAAATGGCCGCTAAAGAATTAAACGAAATGGACAATCCTGTAACAAGGGGTGCGAAAGCTGGCGATCCTATGAAGAAGGTTGACGACTCCACATCACCTGGAGCATCAGCATCTTATGAGGATCTCGGAGGACCTACACCTCAGAACTACAAACCAGACGATAACTCAGCATCACTGAAGTCCGCTACTGTAAAAACAGTAAAAGATATCGTTAACAAAGGTGCAAAACCTGCACAAGGAATGGAGTCTATAGGAACAGAAGTCCTAAAGCAAGGCGACGAACCTGCTGTTGAAGCAGATCAAGAAGTAGTTGCTGAAACAGAAGAGACACCTGCAATTAATGTAGATGACGATCTTGCTGCACTATTTGGTGGAGAAGAACTTTCTGAAGAATTCCAAGAAAAGGCAAAAACAATTTTTGAAGCTGCTGTTAACTCAAAAGTTAACGAGATTCAAGAAGCGATGACCGAGGAGTACGAGAAAACTTTGACAGAACATCTCGAAGGTGTTAAGTCTGAGTTAATCGAGCGTACAGACGCATACTTGGAGTATGTCTCTGACGAATGGTTAAAAGAAAATGCAATCGAAGTCGAGCATGGTCTTAAGACCGAAATGACTGAATCATTCCTTCAAGGTATGAAGGGACTTTTTGAAGATCATTATGTATCAATTCCTGACGACAAATATGATGTGCTAGAAAGCATGGTAAATAAACTTGATGATATGGAAGGCAAGCTCAATGAGCAGATAGAGAAGAACATCTCTCTCAACCAGAGACTCGGAGAATCTACAGCAGATGGTATTTTTAGTGAAGTATCCGAAGGACTGGCAGAGACACAAAAAGAGAAGTTACATTCTTTAGCTGAAGGAATAGAGTTTGAGGGTGAAGCACAGTACCGTGAAAAGATTGTTACACTTAAGGAATCATATTTCCCAAGTAATAGCAAATCTCTGGTTTCAAGCAATAAATCCGAAACCATTTCGGAAGGTATAGCACACGAAGATCCTAGCATGGACAATTCTAGTTCCATGAATCAGTATCTTTCTGCCCTATCAATGGGTGGTAAAAAATAGTCAACCACAAATTTAAATTCTAAGTACAATGTACAATGCCGAAAAAATAATGGAGAAGTGGGCTCCATTGCTAGACGCAGAAGGTGTAGATCCTATTAAGGACGCACATCGTAGAAGCGTTACAGCAGTTCTTTTAGAGAACCAAGAAAAGTTTTTAGCAGAGCAATCTGCATTTGAAAACGGAACATCAATGCTAACTGAAGCAGCTCCTACAAACAGTGGTAACGCTGTTGGTGCTTCTGGTGCGTTCAGTGGTGGTTCAACCCCCGCAGGACCTGTAGCAGGTTTCGACCCAGTTCTTATCAGTTTGATCCGTCGTTCAATGCCTAACCTCGTTGCATACGAGCTAGCAGGTGTTCAACCAATGAACGGTCCAACTGGTTTGATCTTCGCAATGAGATCTAGATACACCAATCAGTCTGGTGATGAAGCATTCTTCAACGAACCAGAATCTGCATTCTCTGCCAACAAAGCAGGAACTAACATTGGTCAGGCAACTCAAGGTGATTACACCGCAGGAGTTGATGATGACGGTACAGTTGGTTTCGGTTCTACTGGTACACAGAGAGGAACAAACCCTGCAATCCTTGAGAACAACGCTTCTGATGCTGTTCAAGCACAGTACTCAGTTGGTCAAGGTATGGCAACTGGAGACTCTGAAGCATTAGGCGATGGAGTTAATGGTGACTTCAACGAGATGGCATTCTCCATCGAGAAAGTTACTGTTACTGCTAAGTCAAGAGCACTAAAGGCAGAGTACAGTTTGGAACTAGCACAAGACCTTAAGGCAATCCACGGATTGAATGCTGAGGCTGAGTTAGCAAACATACTTTCTTCAGAGATCCTTGCAGAGATTAACAGAGAAGTTATCAGAACTATCTACAAAACTGCAGAAGCAGGTTCACAAGTCAATGTAGCAAACAGTGGTTTCTTTAACCTAGATGTTGACTCCAATGGTAGATGGTCAGTTGAGAAGTTCAAAGGACTTCTATTCAACATAGAAAGAGATGCAAACAGAATTGCACAGAGAACTCGTCGAGGAAAGGGTAACATCATCCTTACTTCTGCTGATGTTGCTTCTGCTCTAACTATGGCAGGTGTACTTGATTACACTCCTGCATTAAATGCAAACTTACAAGTTGATGACACAGGCAATACATTTGCAGGTACAATCAATGGTAAGTACAGAGTGTACATCGACCCATTCTCAGCAAACAGTGCTCAAAACCAGTACTATGTTGTAGGATACAAAGGTACATCACCTTATGACGCAGGATTATTCTACTGCCCTTATGTACCATTACAGATGGTAAGAGCAGTTGGAGAGAACTCCTTCCAACCAAAAATTGGATTTAAGACAAGATACGGTCTTGTTTCAAACCCATTCGCTGAAGGTACTGCTCAAGGTCTTGGTAGAATTACTTCTAACAGTAACAGATACTACCAGAGAACTGTAGTTCAAAACCTAATGTAAGCAAGTTGCTTATATACTTCAAAGACACCCCTCGCAGGGTGTCTTTTTTTATGTTATAATATGTGTGTCAGAGAAATACTGGCTGCGGTTATGCCCTTCGGTAGGTTCAGCATAAGCGGCTATAGGAATCTACCACATAAATATTAACATCTATTAAGAAATGTTATGGATGATGACAGGGACTTACTCGAAGAATTAGCAGAGGTTATAGCACAAGGTCCTATTATCTTTACTCCTGACGAAGAATTTATAAAGAGAATTAACGATAAAAAAGAGGACTAAATAACAGTAGGAAAGCACTGTTTGAATGACTAATTCCTTTTACGACAATCAAATAAAGAATAGGAATTTTCTGTCCCCATCTGGGTTTCAGTTCAATCTTGCTAGAGCACCAAAGGTAGATTTCTTTTCTAACTCAACTAGAATACCTGGCATACAGTTAGGTAATATTGATGTAGGAAATTATCTAAAATCAATTCCTGTACCAGGTGATCAAATACAGTTTGAAGATCTTACTCTACAGTTTCTAGTAGATGAGAACATGGAAAACTTTTTAGAAATTCATAATTGGATTTACTCACTAGGTTATCCTAAATCTGTTGATCAGTTTGGAGACTTGATTCGTGCTGATGATAATCAATTTGTTGTAGACGATTTAAGACAGTTTAGTGATGGAACGCTAACAGTTTTAAATAGTAACTTTACTCCTATGTCGTACATCAAGTTTAAAGATTTATTTCCAGTATCTTTATCTACTCTAGAATTTTCTGCAAGTGAAACTGATTACTCGTATTTTACAGCAACAGTTACATTCAAATATCTAATTTATGAAATCCTTGACACCAAGTTCAAGGTTAGGACATCATCTATTACAACATGAATCTTGAAACTATACAAAGTATGTGGGAAAAAGACTCACAGATTGACCAAATTAAAATTCACGACGAAGCAGCAAAGATCCCAATGTTACATGCAAAGTACTGGGATGTTTACAATGCTCTAAAATTATTACGAGAGAAAGCAACCGCACAGGAATATAGGGTTAAGTTAGATCGGCATAACTATTACACAGGAAAATCCGACCCCTCAGTGTATCAGGCCGAACCGTTTCCATACAAAGTAAGAGAAAAAGATTCAGTAAAAAGGTACATGGATGCTGATGAGAAGGTTCAGACTATAGTATTGAAGATAAGATATTATGATGTAATGCTGACATACCTAGAAGATATCATCAAGCAAATTAATAATAGAGGATTTCAATTAAAAAATATCATTGATTGGCAAAAACTATCAGGATGATGTCAGACATTATTATCTCAAAAAAGAATGAAGTCTATTTAAAGATAATATCAGAACCTCATGTTGCTCATGAGTTATCTGATCAGTTTACCTTTGATATACCTGGTGCAAAATATATGCCACAGTATAGAAATAGACACTGGGATGGTAAGATTCGTTTATTTAATTTACAGAAAGGAGAAATATATGCAGGGTTACTTGATAAGATAGTATCATTTTGTAAGAACCATAATTATGATTATAAATTTGAAGACAGTAAATTCTATGGTACTCCATTTGAAGTCAATGATATGATTTCTATGGAAGGTGTCAAGGATTATATGAATGCTATATCTAAGATTCCTCCAAGAACTTATCAAATTGAGGGAGTATACGATGCTCTAAGACACAATAGAAGACTATTGATATCACCCACAGCCTCTGGCAAATCGTTGATGATTTACTCATTAGTGCGGTACTTCGCAGAGCAAAAGAAAAAGACTCTGATAGTTGTTCCAACGACATCTCTGGTAGAGCAGATGAGTAAGGACTTTGTGTCTTACGGTTGGGATGCTGATTCATATTGCTCCAAAATTTATGCGGGAAGAGATAAGGAAGTAGATACTCCTGTAGTCATTACCACCTGGCAATCTATCTATAAACTTCCTAAGATATACTTTGAGAAGTTTGAAGTTGTTATAGGAGATGAGGCACATCAGTTTAAATCAGCGTCACTCGTAAAAATTATGACTAAATTGCATGAAGCAAAGTATCGTTATGGGTTCACTGGTACACTAGATGGTACACAAACACATAAACTTGTCCTAGAAGGACTGTTCGGACCTTCATATAAGACAGTTAAGACACATGAATTGATGGAGAAAGGGTATCTTGCTAAGTTAAATGCTAAAATTATACTACTGAAACACCCTATGAGTGGTAAAGTATGCTTTGATACTTATGAAGAAGAGATACAATACCTCATATCACATGAAAAAAGGAACAACTTTATTAAAAATCTAGCATTAGACCTTAAAGGTAACACCTTGATACTGTACAGTAGGGTAGAAACCCACGGTCAAATCATATATGATCTAATAAATAGTAGTGACGATCGTAAAGTGTTCTTTATTCATGGTGGAGTAGATGTTGAAGACAGAGAACAAGTTCGTGAGATAACAGAGAAGGAAACAAATGCAATCATTGTTGCCTCTTATGGTACTTTCTCTACAGGAATTAACATTAAGAACTTACATAATGTCATTTTTGCATCTCCTAGCAAAAGTAGAATACGCAATTTACAAAGTATTGGTAGGGTTCTAAGAAAAGGATCTAATAAATTTAAAGCTACTTTGTATGATATTGCAGATGATTGTACAGTGACTCTACCAAACTTAGAGACAAAGAGAAACTACACATTGAATCATCTGGTAGAAAGAATTAAAATATATAATGAAGAACACTTTAACTATGATCTTGTAAGAGTATCGTTGAAGGAGAAAAAATGAAAAAAGAAGAAACCTATTTTGTTTTCAAGTTGATCTCAGGTGAAGAAATAATAGCAGTCACCACTATGGATGACAGTGGTATAGAACCTTGCTTCTTTATTGCCGAACCGCTAAAAGTAGAGTTAACTCATAAAGGTACAAACACATTAGTTAGATTAGTACCTTGGATAACCATTCCAGAAGAGGATGAGATATATCGTTTGTCATTTGATAAAATTATTACTTTAAAAGAATTAGATGCTGATCATGAGATGGTGTTAGCATATGATCATTATAACCTAGGAAGGAAAACGACGACCGCCAATCGGGTAGATATTAGTGAGAAGATGGGTAAATTAGGTAATGTAGACACCGCTAGGGTATCTTTAGAAAAGATATTTGTTCTTGACAAGTCTGTTGATAAGCCAGGAATATCAACTACAGTATAACCTTGAAACCTCTACAAGGATCATTGTACATGTATTTTGCATTGTTGTCAAGCTATGTTATAATATAAACAGAAAGGAGCAAAAATGCCCAGAAAAAGATCCGATCATTATGTGAATAACAAAGAGTTGTTAGAAGCAATGATTGTTTATCGCAGTAAATGTGCCATCGCAAAAGAAAAAGGAATCGACCCACCCGCCATCAGTAACTATCTTGGTGAGTGTTTTTTAAAGATTGCAACACACTTATCATATAAACCTAACTTTGTAAACTATATGTTTAGAGAAGATATGATTGGTGATGGTATAGAGAATTGTGTACAATACATCCATAACTTCAATCCTGAGAAGTCTACTAACCCTTTTGCATACTTTACACAGATAATATATTATGCTTTCCTCAGACGCATACAGAAGGAGAAGAAGCAACTTGAGATAAAAACTAAG